GATGTCGGTCACCGCGAGGCCGGCCGAGGCCACGATGGGCATGCCGATTTCGAACGAGGTGATGTCGTTCGCGTTGGTGAGCGTCACCGTGGTCGCCGTGCGGGAGCCGATGCGTGCGACGTAGCCGGTCTGGCCACGGAACAGCGACACCGCGGTGCGCTTGGCGAAGTTGTCAGCGGCGGCCGACATCTCGACGTCCAGACCGTCGATGAGGGAGCCCTCGTCCTTTGCGGCCTTGATGGCCTCGGTCGCGATGGAGAAGAGCTGGTAGTCCGAGACGCGATTCAGGTTGAACCGGACACCGCTGTTCGACCCACCGGCCGTCGGGACGCCAGGCGCCGAGCCGTTGGCCACGGCCTGCGCGACCGCGAAGTCCGCGGAGCCACCCTGTGGGTTGCCGGTGCGGAGGGCGAGGTACATCGAGGTGCCGACGAAGGTCTCGTCAGTCTCGAGCATCGCGAGGAGGACGTGGTCCTTGTAGACCTCGTTCTTGATGCGCTGCTGCGGCCAGAGGTCCTTGAGGGCGTACTGCAGAGACGAGATGGAAACGGGCATGGGTTCACCGAGTGTGTGCGGTGAACCTCATGGGTCACCGCGAGGTTGAGTGTTTCCGGTAGGCTTCCAAGGCGCGAGCCTTGTAATCACCGGCTGAAGGCGGAGTTCGAACGAGCTTCGAAGAAGTCTCGTCTCCGCTGGTCAGTGTCACACTCTCCACACGAGGCGAACCTGGGGCCTCAGAAGCCATCTTGGCAGGCTCAGATGGGGTCGTCAAGAGCCCGTATCGCCTGACTGTCTCCTGATGACGCTCTTCGACGACGGCCATTGCCACCTTGAAGGCCTCGATGGGGTCTTCGGCCAGGCTCTCCCGGGTCTTCTCGAAGTGCTTCTGCATCACCTCCAACGCCTCTTGCACGGAGGCTTCGCCGAACTTGGCGGAGAAGGGGAACTCACCCTTGAGCTTCTCGAGCTCAGGCACGAAGGCCGAGAGCACGTCGCGCCGCGCCTTCTCGAGCCGCTCCTGCTTGAGCATTCCCTCGAGTTCGTCCAGACGCGTCTGCAGCGCCTTGAGCTCCTCGGGAGGTTCAGCCGGAGCGGGCGTCTTCGAAGGGGTTTCCTCCGGGAGTTCCTTGCCCGCGAACGAGCGCACGTAGTCCTCGTGCGTCAGGCCGGCCAGCGCGAGCACTGCGCGCGGGTCCTTGTTGGCCATCGCGGCCTTCAGTGCGGCGAGCTCCTGCTGCTGCGCCTTGAACTCGTCACGCTCCTTCCGCAGCGCCTCGCGCTCGGTCGCAAGCTTCTCGAAGCTCTTGGCGATGGTGTCGCTCGGCGCCTTCGCCTCGGGCTTCACCTCAGGCTTCACCTCAGGCTTCACCTCAGGCTTCACCTCAGGCTTCACCTCGGCCTTCACCTCAGGCACCTCCGCGCCCTCGCGCTTCTGGCTCTCGGCCGGCTGCACTTCGAGCTTGGGCTTCACCTCGACGACGGGCTCGTTCTTGACCTGCGTCTGGTAGGCGGCGCGCGCCTTGGCCTTGTAGTCGACGACGGGCTTCGTGATGTCAGTGGGCATGGGTCACTCAGGTTCCTGCGGGTGGAGCTACTGGGGGAGGAAGCGCCGGACCGGGCGTAGGGGACGGTCCAGCCCCTTGCGGGGCCAGAGCTGGGGCTGCGCCGGGCGCGGCGGGGGTGGGCGACGGGGCGCTCGCCGCAGCGATTGCTGCCATCTTGGCAGTCGCTTCGGCGATGAGCTCTCGCATCATGTTCAGGCGCTCCTCGTCAGCGCCATGGCGCCGAGCGAAGAGGAAGGCCGCGGTCGCGCGCTCGACGAGCAGCGGGACGTTCGTGAACTCGTCCACGGGCTCGCGCACGGGTCGGTCCTCGTCGAGGATGTTCCCGATGATGGCGTCCACGTCTTCGACTGCCGCGTTCGCGAGCGAGAGCTCAGCCTCGAGGTCGGGGTAGTCGAGCAGCTTCTTCGCCGTCGCCATGTCGATGTAGGTGCCGACCCTGAGCTCTTCGACAGCCTGGCGCCGAGCAGCGGGCGTCGACGGCAGGCTCGAGACGGGGAACATCTGGCCGATGTACTCACCCTTCTTGAGCCTGATTTCGCCCCAGGTGACCTTCTTCGAGTAGCGCTTCTTCGGGAGCGCGACCGCGTAGTCCGGGACGAACTCGCGGATGAGCTCGAGGGCGAGCTCCGCGCACTCCATGTACATGCGCTCATCAGCCTGGGCGTCAAGCGCGAATCGCTCGGTCTCGATGTCATTGTACTCGCGCATCGCGACTGCCGCGTCGAGGCCGCTCGGCTTCTTCGAGGTCGCCGACAGTTGGCTCAAGCCGACTTCCTCGTACGCGTCAGCCTTCAGCTGCCGGTAGTGCTGCACCTCGTCGGGGCTCACGGCCGGCGCGTTGTCTGGCGTCGGGGGGACGGCCCCTTTGTAGAACACGATGGCGCCGAAGGAGTTGTCCATCTGGTTCTTGTCGATGGAGTTGACCGGCGCGTAGACACGCCCGCGCCCCTTGCGGCGCAGTTGCTCGGAGACCGAGCGGAGCGTGCGGTTCATCTCGACTTGAATCGGAGTCAGAATCTCAGCCACGCCCTTGCCCCAGAACCCGAGCAGTTCTGGGCGGTAGCGCCGAATCACGAACGGGAAACAGTCGAGGGGCCAGTCTTCGTCGAGGAGCATCCCGCTCGAGACTGCCATCTCGTGGCAGCCTTCTTCACCGAGCTCCCACTTCTCCCAGACCTCGACAGGGTCGCTCAACTCGAGCGACCGCCGGCTCCCCATGACCTCTTCGTTTGGAGCCGCGGCGTTCTTGATGATTTCGGCGAGCTTGTCCGCGTCCTTCGCTTTCCTGAACTTCTCGTAGAGCGCCTCGCGGTCAACGACCTTGCGTCGGAACAGCCGCCGCGGGCGCGCATACTTCCCATCGACGTCGTCGACGAAGAGCTCGTCGATGAACTGCCGCTCGACCCGCACCTTCTTGGTCTTCGGGTCGATGAAGAGATGCAGCGCGCCGGTCCCGAACACGTACGCATCCAGCCGCGCCATGATGGCCTCGACGTAGATGCAGGACTCGTGGAACCAGCCCTGCACGAAGCTCGTGAGCTTCCGGCTCTTCTGCTGCTGAGCCCAGGTACCCCCATCCGTGATGAACGTCGGGCGGGGTCGCATCTTCCCAATCTTCGAGTTCAAGGCCTCGATGACCGAGCCGATGACGTTGTACCCGATGCGAATGGCGCTCAGCGCGACAGTCGCGCCGACCGTGCGACTGAAGTCTCGACCGCTGAAGCCGAGCACGTCAGCGTTCCCGTAGAGCCGTGCGTGAATCAAGTTCTTGCGGCGGCGCGGATTCGACTGCTCGAGGAGCGTTCGCCCGAGCTCGAACAGCTCTGCGGCCTCCGACTCAGGAGACTCCTCCCGCTCCGACTCCGTCTTGAATTCCTTGTAGCCCATCAGAGCACCTTCTCCTTTGGCGTAGGCTCCACGACCTCGTTGAAAAGGTCAACCTGCTCCTCTTCGGTCATTCTGAGCACGTGGCTGCGAGTGGGCTCGCGCTCCTCGACTTTCGTTGCGTCTGGCTGGGGCTCGCAGAGCACCAGAGACAGACCGGCAACGCTGAATTGCTGCACGCCGATGCGTCGCAGGTGCTTCACGAACGCTTCGAGCTCCTCACCAGTCTTCGGCGCCAAATCCATAGCTGGCTTCCTCCTCGAGTTGTTCGATGCTGGTCTTCTTCGCGCCTGACGTGAGCAACTCAAGCTGGCGGTCGAGGTACTCCTTCGTACCACGGTTTAGGGGCGGGCTCTCACGCACGGGGCGGTAGAAGTGGTACGCGTCGCGCCAGGCGTAGAGTCCGGCGTCGCAGCAGTGGTTCGCGCACCGCGGGTCTTCTTCGACGGGGCCGGGGTTTCCTTGCAGGTCTTCCGCCTTCCAGTCGGGGTCGCGCAGAAGTGCAGAAATCTCTCGAGCGTAGTCGCTATCGCGAATCAACTTGATGTGTCCGGTTCGGAGGTCGTCGCCGAACAACTTCGCGTGCTCGTACTTCTGGCTCTTCTGCGCCGCGGTGAACCTTCGGGTGTACCGACGGTGCACCTCTTCGACGTACATCTTGCCGCCGCCGCCAGTGTCCGCGGCTTGCGAGATGAGCGAGAGGCCGAGCCGTCGCTCGACATCATCGATGGTTGCCATGACCTCATCAGCTGATGCCCCGGGCTTCTTCCAGGAGAAGACCTCGTAGAGGTCCTCATAGTCGTCGTGCCAGCCCCAGACCACCAGCGCCATGTCGTCACGGCTCCCGAGGTCCCAGCCGAGCGTGTGATTCCAGCCAGGGCCGTAGGGCGTTACGGTGCCAGGTTCGTACGTGTTCCGAAGGGCGTCGAACGGGTAGTAGAGCGCGGTGAGGTCGTTCACCCACCGACCGAGGTACTCGCGCACGTAGGTCGGATTGTCGTCGGTCCAGCGCCGGCGCACCTTCTCCTGCTCGAGTCGAACGCGCGCCTCCTTGAGATGCGGGTTGTCGAGCATCGTCCAGCGATGGACACTCCACTCAGGCCTGAACTTCGACTGCCAGACTCGAGCCTCGTCCTCACCACCAGTGACCTGAAACCAGTACCCAGCCTGGAGCGCGCCGGGCGTGCCCTCAAGGCACAGGGTGCCGTCGAGGTCGAACAGCGAGGGGCTGATGACGTCCTCGACGGTCTTCTCGAGCAAGATGCTGTCCCAACTCTGGGCCTCAAGTACGACCTCGTAGATGGTCTTGTCGCCGCGCTTCTTCTGAATCTCCTTGTCCTT